CTCAGGAGACGCAGCGCGCCACCGCCGCGCAGGAAAACTTCCTCAGGTCCATCACGGACCAGGCGGCGACATTCCGCGCCAGCAAAGCGGACCTGGCCGAGTACCGGGCAGCGCAAATGGGGATCGCCGAAGAGGCTGCCCCGGTTATTGCAAGATTGCGCGAACAGGATCGCGCTGTTCAGCAGGAAGCTGCCCAGCGTCAGATTGCCGCCAGCCAGTCCCGGATGGTTAAGCAGGCTATTGCTGAAATGGAGGCAGCGGAAAGGGCCGAGGCGGCGGAACTCCGGCGCAACCAGAATATCCGCGAATCGTTCATCTCTTCGCTTAAGGACCAGGCGAACGCTGTGGGCAAGACGCGGATCGAGCTGCTGGAGATGAAAGCCGCACAGCTCGGTGTATCGGTGCAGGCCGCCCCGTTCATTGCAAAACTGGGTGAGCAGGAAAGGGTGTTCAGCAAAGGCACCCTCAGCGCCGGGCAGTATCAGCAGGCCCTGAGGATGCTACCCGCACAGTTTACTGATATTGCCACTTCCATTGCTGGTGGCATGCCGTTATGGATGGTGCTGATCCAGCAGGGCGGGCAAATCAGTGACTCATTCGGCGGTATCGGCGGACTGTTTCAGGTCATTAAGGAAGAGTTACTGGGGATTAAGGACGCGTCTGATGATTCTTCAGAATCTCTTTCAGAAAATGCCAACGCACTGGCAGAGAATGCCGAGCACGCCAGCGGCCTGTTGCGCTTTTTGACACCAACCAGGCTGGCCGTGGGTGGCTTTACGGCAATTCTTGGCGGCATGGCTGTTGCCGCCTGGCAGGCTGAGCAGGCTAACCGCGAACTCTATCGGACGATTGTATTAACTGGAGGAGCGTCTGCGACGTCTACAGGTCAGCTATGGAAAATGGCTGAGCAAATAGGCGAAAGCACTACTGCTAGCATCAACTCCGTTTCAGGGACACTGGCTCGTCTGGCCCAGTCAGGGAAATTTACTACCGCGCAGCTGCAGCTCGTGGCGCAAACCTCCCAGCAATGGACGCAGGTAATGGGTAGTGGGGCCGAAAAAATTGAAGCCTCATTTGCCGAAATAATGAAGTCGCCGGTGAAGGCGCTGGCTGAACTGAACTCCCAGTATAATTTTTTGTCGGTTTCACAATTAAATTATATTGCCGGGCTGGAGGACTCAAATAAAAAACAAGAGGCTGTCAGCGAAGGCATGCGTATTTTTGCAGATACCATGCAAAAGCGTATGCAGCAAATTGATGATGCAAGCACGCCTCTGGAACAGATGTGGGATAGCATAAAAAAATGGTCTGCTGACGCCTGGAAGTGGGTGGGAGATCATACTATCGGTGCCCTTAATCTGATCATCGATGTCGTTGCAGGAACAATTGAGCAGGTCCAGATTTTACTGAAGCAGGGTGATGTCCTCATTGCTGAGTTTGCCAACTCCGCTTATGAGAAAACTAAAAACATCCCCGGCATGAAGTCCGTGTTTGGTGATATGGCTTCGGACAATAAAGCATTTATTGCCCAGACCAAAAAAGACATTGCTGAGCTTGAGAAATCCTACACTGCACGCGATGCGCGAGTACGTAAAGGTGAAATGGGCTACGTAAACCGTGACAGGAGCACAACGGTAGACAGCGGCCCGAACCAGCAAAGCAAGGTTACTGACCGAGCGCAGCAAATACTGAAAGACCGACAGAAGAAGAACAGGCAGACCACGACTTCAGCCGGTGACAGCGCGGAAGACAAGGCGCAGGCTGAGCTGCTGGCCCTTCAGGCGCAACTCAGGGTTCTGAAAGAGCACCAGGGCATTAATGACGTTATTAGTCAGCAGCGTAAGGATTTATGGAAAACCGAGGCGCAGTTTGCCGTACTGGAGGAAGCCGCCGGTAAGCGCAAGCTCTCCAGGCAGGAACAATCCCTGCTGGCCAGCAAAGACCAGGTGCTGGCGCTGGCGCGCCAGAAGGCGCTACTGGGTGACCAGATCACCGCCCAGGAGCAACTGAACAAGCGCATGGACACGGCCAGCAAGTATGTCACGCAGATGGTAGAAAAGCAGGCCGGGCTTGAGCCAGGCGCAACGATGAGCGACAGGCTGGCCAGCCGCGAGACAGCGCTCTCTCAGCTGCGTAGCGGCTGGATTAATGCCGGTGGCAGCCTTGATGATGAGGGCTACCAGAAGGAGCTTAAAGCAGCTCAGGACTACTATGATGCCGAGGATAAGCTTCGCGGTGACTGGCGGGCTGGCTTTAAGAAGGGTTGGGCTGAGTACCTGGACTCTGCCACAAATGTCTACGCCTCTATGCAGAGCGTGGCGCAGTCAGCCATGGGCGGCATCTCTGACATGATGACGAGCCTGGTCACCACCGGCACGGCCAGCTTCAAGACATTTGCCGCATCGATGATGAAGATGATCGCTGACGTCATT